TGATGAACAGCGTGATTTAACAAAAGAAGAAGAAGCATCGTTGCTTTCAAATACAGACAATCAACTTGAATTTAAAAAAGGAAAGTTAATGGTTAGAGGTATTGAAAAGTCAAAACTTGCTGCTTTGATGGTACAAGATATGTATGAGGGAAAGAAAAAGCAATTAAAGCAAATTCCTCCTGTGTATCGTTTACTTAATCCTGAAGCAATACTAAAGAATACACAAGATACTTTAGACTTAGCTTGGGAAGCAGAAAGCGCTGCAAGAAGTTGTTCTGTAAAAGAAATGTTTGAGTTTGCAAGTGTTTTAGGCATTAGCTTAGAGCAAAGTGAAGCAGGAACACGCAAGGATTTTATTCTTGCTGCTAAATCAAACCCTGCTTATTTTGTTAAGCATTTTGTAAATCCAAAAAACAAATATCAATATGCTTTTTCAGAAGCAGTTAAGAATGGCCTTATCTCTGTAAACAAAGATAGTGCAAAGCTTGTCTGGTCTGAAAGCAAAGCAGAAATTACAAGCATTGCTCCAAATGCAGATGTTGCACAACAACTTGCAGAAAGAGCAGTAAACAAAGAATCGGACATCCTTGCTTTATTTGAGCAATTATCTAATCTTTAATTTAGCAAAAGGAGGATTCTGTCCAAATTCTCTCTTTGTTTTACCCCATGCTGAAAGGTGTGGGGTTTTTGCTTTAAAAAAGTATTGTGTTTTTTGTATTACATTTGTTTAAGTAAGAAATTTCAATGGCAAATATCAACGACATATATCAGTTAGTACAATATCGTGCCAATAAAAGTGGGTTCTTGGGTAATATTTCTCCCAATGATTTTAATTTAATTTTTCCTCGTGCAGAGATTAAATATTTCAATTCGCTTTATGCACAATATTATAAGACACAGCGTATATCTGATGCTTTAAGTAGATTTTTTAGTCCCTTAACTGCTATTAATATGGCTACAAGTGGAGGTACTGCTGGTCAATACACATTCCCAACAGATTTATTTCACGTAGATGCTGTGACTCGTACTGTTGGTACGGAACAATATCCTATTGTTAGGGTTGAAAAGGATAGGTTGGCTAACCACTTGTCATCAAAGATAGAAGCACCAACTTCTACATTCCCTATCTATACAGAATATAAAACGTATTTACAATTTTACCCAATAGATTTAGCTACGGCAAATTTAGTTTACCTTAAAGCACCTACAACAAGTGTTTGGGGTTATACATTGAATGGAATTACTGCTTTCAGTACTTTAGTTGCAGGTAGTTCATATACGAATGGAACTTATTCCAATATACCATTAACAGGTGGTACAGGTAGTGGTGCAAGAGCAACGATTGTTGTTTCAAGCAATCAAGTTACTGCCGTTACTATAACTACGGCAGGGAACGGATATGTTGTAGGTAATGTATTATCTGCAAACGCTGCCAATATAGGTGGTACAGGTTCAGGCTTTGCTTTTACAGTAACACAAGTATCAGGCAGCAGACCTGTTTACAATCCATTAACTTCCGTTCAAGCTGAATGGAATGAAACGGATTTAGATAATATTATTTACCTTGCATTACAAGATATTGCAATGAATATGAGAGATGGAATGTTGCAACAATTTGGACAACTAGAAACACAACAAGCGAAATGACCTATCAGCAAATAAGCGAACAGATTAGGACTATGCTATATGGTGGCATACCTTCAGATGATGCAGCGTTTTCGTTACGTTACATAGCCGAACTTGTAGCACAAGAGGTTGCTGTTCAAGCACGTAAGAATGCTTTTGAAAATAGCAATGCAGGTGAAACAACTTATGCAAACGATACATTCACTTCTACATTTACAAATGTTGCAGTTACCTACAATAGCACACTAAAGCAAAACTTTTCAGTATTACCACAAATACCTACTGCATTACCAAACAATCAAGAGATAGTGAGCATTACTCCTCTTGGTATCATAGGAAGGCGTAGGCAGATAGTTTTAATGAAGAACAAGGATAAGTTCATGCAAGACATGCTACCTCCTGTACGTGGCTTTATTTTAGCTTACATAGAAGATGGCAAACTGTATTACGATAACATACAAGAGTATATGTTTACTTCTGTAAATATTACAATGGTAGGAGCTATTAGCAGTACAGGAGATTTATTAAGTGCAAATCTTAATGTTCCTAAAAGTGTTGAGAGTGAAATTATAGGTAAAATATTCCAAATGTTAAGAGCGTCTAAGGGTTTACCTGAAGATGTAATGAATGATGCTCGTGACTTATCAACGGTACAATAATTATGGCAACGATAGGATTAAGGCAGATAGTAGCTCAATTTTTAGATAGTGCAGACCAAAGTTCGCACCAATTTAGGCGTATGTACAATATTGGTGTACGTGGTTCTCGTGCATTTAATTTAGATATTACAGGTCAAATGATTACTGCATTGTTGCCTGTCAATGTAAATAATACAGTTAATCTACCTGTTGATTATCTTACCTATTCAAAAATGGGTATTATCAATGAGAGAGGAGAAATTATCACATTTACAAAGAACGAACAGCTTTCACAATACCATGCTATATATCAAAATCAAGAAGATAGAAACGCAGGCGTTCCTGAACTTACTACGATAGGTAACTATGTAGCACCTTTGCCTTACCCTTACTTGTATAGTAATTATTGGTGGGGAGGAACTTCTTATACGTTGTTTGGATTAAATAGTGGTACTGCGCAGATTTGTGACTTTGATATAGACGAAGGCGCAGGTGTTATCTTATTAAACCCTAAGAACACATACGAAGAAATACTTTTTGAATATCTATCAGATGGTTACGATGAAACGGCAGATGATTATCAAATCAATTCAATGGCCGAAGAAGCGTTTATATGCTATCTTAGATGGAAGAGTGCTACTGATATGATTAAAAAGTTTAGTGCAGGACAGGTAAGAGAATACAAAAACGAATATTATAGAGAGATGCGTTTAGCAAAGATGCGTATTAATAAAGCTTACGCTTCTGAATTTACAGCTAAAAAGCGTAGCCTAACAGGACTTACTGCAAGAGCTTAATATATTATGCCAGAGAATATAAAGTTATTTCGTCAAGGTGGTATGGATACAGACGATGCCATTGAATTCATCGGTCAAGAAGATTTCGTTGAAGCTTATAACGTAAGGGTTATGGGTACTTCCGAAGGGGAGGAAGGTCTTGCCACAAACATTGAATCGAATACTTTAATTGCAGGAGTAAGACCCGATGGTTTAAATAAAGCTATTGGTGCAGCAGGATTTGAAATTACACGAAATGCTTATGCTTTTGTGTACAACTCACAGCAAAAAAACCTAATGGTTAAACTTGCTTACGATACCAATACGCAAACTACAATATTTGAAAACCTTACTAATAGTGCTTCTGTAAACATACTTCCATTAAATACTGAATACTACGTTAATGACATTAAGCTTGTCAATGATAAGTTTTTAGCATTTACAGATGGGAATATGCAACCAAGACTTATCAATGTAGATAAGCTTGCAGATGGTACTTATATTTCTCAATATGGTAGCATAACAGAAGATGACATGCTTATCATAAAAGCGCAAGGTCTTATTCCTGTAACTTGTGAATATGGAAATGATGATGGTCAGTCTGTAAATTTACTTCAAGGAAAATTATTTCAATTTATATATCAGTATGTATATTCTGAAAATGAACATTCTGCATGGAGTACAAGGTCAAAAAGACCTGTTCCAACACAAGAATCAACATCTTCTGTTGGTACTAATGTTACAAAAAACAATCATTTAGTTGTAAGGATAAACATTGGAACAAATAGGGTAAAGGATGTAAATATAGCTGCAAGGTATTCTAATTACGATTGGTTTACAATAAAGTCGGCAAGCAGAGCTTACATATTAGCTTTACCTGCCGCAATAAATGTTGCTTCTGAAATTTATGAAGCCTATGACCCTGCAACAAATATTTATAGCATTGCTTTTTACAATGATGGCTTATATACTAATATTGACCCATTAGAAACAGATTTGGACTATGACCATGTTCCATTAAAGTGTGAAACTTTAGAAAATGTAAATGGTAACATATTAGCATTGGGTGGCATTACCGAAGGTTATCCAAGACCTGTTGTTGATGTAGATATTGTTGTTAGTGCCTATGACCCACTTATTAATGTTACGTTACCTCCTACTGGATTAACAGTAATAACTACTTCGCCAGAGCAAAACAATAGAAAGGCGTTAGTTTTTTCAGGTACTCCTGCTATTAATGATTTAATTGTAATAAGGTATGTAAAGAAAAATGACCCTACAAATATAATTACGTTGCCTATACCAAGTGGTTTTACTGTAACCAATACTAATTTTGGTTTGACAATGAATGCTTTGTATGTGGCTTTATCCCCATTTGGTTATATTATAGATTTTGTTGATGTACCCGGCTCATGCGTAATTGGCATTAATGCTAATGTTGGAGCTTTAGTTGGGTATAAGTTTTTGGACTGTACACTTACATTGGTAGGTGCAGGTGCGCCAACATTCAAATCAATCCATGCCTTAAAAAGCAATTCAAGTTATCAGCTTGCACTATTACACTTTGATAAGTGGGGTAGATATTTTCCTTTAGCAAGTGGCAGGGATTATATTTTAGAAACACCCCCCTATGCTGAAATAAAAGGATTAACTCCTCAAATAAGTTGGAAGATAAATAGTTTACCACCTGAAAACGCAGCATCAGCACAATGGGCAATTACTAAAAATAACACACACCAAACTACCTTAATGGTTAACGGTGTTTTGGTTACTCCTGTAATTGATGATTATCTTATATTTAACTTAGCTCCATTAAAAAAGTTTAATGAAGCAAACAGTTCATCTGTATTGAATTATGAATATACTCCCGGTGATAGATGTACTTTATTATTCTACATAGATGGGACAACATATAATTACTTTAACAATCCATTCTTTGATGTTGAAGTTGTTGGCTTTACCATAGATGCAAATAATGGAAGTTATTTATTAAAAATCAGGAAAGCTGAAACATTAAATACTACTGCAATTACGAGTAAGAACGTAATGTTAGAGATATATACGCCAAGATTGCGTGATGTTGTTGAAAATAACGCCACCGTTCCTGCTGAACAATTATTTTATGAAATTGGTGACGAAATAAACATTGTTAATAATGCTTATCAAACAACAACAGGTTTTATTAGAGATGGCGATGTTTATTATAAAACAAGAAGTCTTGTTAATGCCGTAGCACCTAATACACCTCCACCGTATAGTTTCTTAGTTGAAGATTTCAATTTTAGTGATTTTTACGAAAGTGCTTACACTTCTTATGGAAGGCCAAGAAGCTATAATGATGAACCGGGAGTAGTTGAAAGAAAAGCAAGCATACGTTATTCGGATTCTTTTTTAAGGGATTCAATGGTCAATGGACTTACACGATTCTATACAGACAATATTTACGGAGATATAGATGGTGAAAGTTCGTCAAATTATGGATGGATTCGTAAGATTCGTCAAAGAAATAATGTGCTTGTTTGTTTTCAAGAATTAAAGGTAGGTTACATACCTGTATCACAAACTTTAGTTGAAGACCAATCTAGTAGCGCACAGTATGCCTTATCATTCAAGCTATTTAACTTTATCAGATATAATGGTAAGAACATTGGTATGGGTAATGCAAAAGAAAGTTATGCAGAATGGAATAACAATTTTTATTTTGTAGACCCTTTCCGTTCAGAACCAATAAGAGCAGGCTTAGATGGCATAGAACCAATATCAGGTAAAATGAGTAAGTACTTTAAAAGAGTATTGCAACAAGTTTACGAGGCAGGTAAAAAGATTATAGGGTACTACGATATATTCAATAATGAGTATTTGCTATCTACTGAAACAGAAGGCGATATACTTTCAACTCCAAGTTTTAATATTTTAAATTGGCAATTAGAAGATGATTATATTGTACCTGCTAATGCAATAGCAATTACAGCGCAAGGTACAAAGGGTGTAACAACATACAATAGTACAACAGGTATTGCTACCTACACTCCAAACACAGGAGAAACAGGAGCTGACTCGTTTACATTTGGTTTTACTGTTAGCGGAATACCAAGAACTAAAAATGTATGTATTAATATTCAAGCAGGTGATATTTGCCCTAATAACTTTGTATTTGGCGATGTCACAGGTGCTTCATTGAGTACATCATATACTTCAAATGTTGTAGGAATATATGAAATAAATATTGCTACACCTATCAGTATTACAGGTGGAGAATATAGAATTAATAGCGGTTCTTGGACAAGTGTTGCTGGAACTGTCAACAATAATGATTTAGTAGAAGTAAGACAAACAAGTTCTGCAACTCCAAGTACTTTAACTGTTGCTACTTTAACTGTTGGTTGTAGAGTTGTTCCTTTTAATGTAATTACAGCAGGAACGACTACTACTACAACTTCTACAACAACAACTACAACAACATTAATTCCTCCTCCTACAACGACAAC